AAGGATTACCTGGAACCCTAAACGTTAACTTAATAAAGTCTGTTCTCCAAATCCCATCTCCACCATCAAAATAGTGATATGCATAATGACCAGAACTACCATGAACGTCTTCCCAAGTGTTAGTATAATTCTCTATCTCATCCACTCCCTTGCACGTTCTTACTAACCTACAATGATACATACCACTATTCTTCTTAGATATATACTCTTCACTCCTATGCACTATCTTCGTCTTACCAACATACTTGGATGCTGGATCCACTAACTGTTTCCTCATCCTACTATCTCGCCACTGTTCTGAAAAATGAAACATGTTTTACCCTTTCATATCTCCAACATTTGAAAATAAATATTTTAAACATTAGCCATTACAAGCTTGTACTTTTTTCTGTTGTTGTAAATAGTAGTATAACTAAAAAGCATATATCTATTACCAAGAATACTTTCGGTATGCTTGATTGCATCTTCAGCAGTATCACTTTTAAATAGTACTCTTCCATTCTTACCAATCGGTTCTTGACCGCAGTCTGATGGCTTGTATGCATAAAACTTCATATCTTATCCCTTCAAATATGAATTATGTTTGCTGAAAGCAAAAGAGAAATCACTGTTACTTAATTGTATACGCTTCTTAACAAACTGCGCTTTCCATTTTCTTGAACACCCCAGATAGAACCCTGATAAAGGTTAATCATCGCTGCAGCATTGAAACTTGAAAACGTCATCTTCTTAAACCTAGAACCATCTCTACATTTACCTGTTACTTCAAATTTTACAAAGTTCATTTTATCTTTCCTCTTTAACGCCAAGTAAATCTAAGATTAGATCTAAATCAATCTGCTTATTATTAATCTTTATACCAATTCTTGTATATTGGCTAAAAAGATCTTTTTCACCACTCTTCCATAATTCTATATCGCCGGCTGTAGGCTCTTCATAGTCTCTATTTACTTGTTGTAAAACAATAAAATCGTGATCTGAATAATTAAAATTGTCTTTCATACACTCTTCAAGAGTATCATACTGTGTATGAATCTTTAAAAAGTCTTCAATCATCTCTTTGAGATTATCTCTGAGATCATCTCTTGCTGATTCTCGATCACAATTAAAGAGATTGTCTTTGAGCTTATCTACTGTAAAAAGTTCAATATACTCTACAAACTGCATCTCACCTTCTTCATACCTATCCAAGATCAACTCTCGATCACAGTCTAACGTGATTGTATACTCTTGACATATTACTTCGTTTAATTCACAAATTACTTTATGCATATTGTTTTTCCTTTTGATTGATTGATTGATTGATTGTTGCCTTATAATATATTATAATATCACATTAATCAAAGTTACACGTTAAAAGATTAACTTTGGTCATTTAACAACAGTGCCATCTTTAAATGAATCATTGCTATGCTTCATTACAAGTTCAGAAAAGCCATTGAAATAAAGTTCATTTCCTGGTAAAGTTTGTGAAGTTCCAAAAATATAAGTTTCTTCTCGAGCTGTCCTGCCTTTTCTATCTTTTGAAATGTCCAAACTAAAGTCAAGACATTGATTAAATACTAGAAAAACCTTTCCAGCATCTAACTTAGCATCAGGTCTGTGTACTATAGTAACCCACATTCCTTTTTTGTATTTTTTAATCGTGCTTATTACATCACAAATTTTCCTGCATTTATCTACTATGTTTTTTCTAACATTTCCTGATAATAAAGGCTCTAAGTGCTTCTTGTATCTATTATGATCATTTTTTAATGATCTGATAATTTCGTAGAATTCATCATCACAGATATCTATTCTATGTTCAAATTGGTTGTTGATTATCATTATATCCTTTTTGATTGAATGATTAAATGTACCTTATGGTATATTATATACGGAATTAAATCTTATTTACACGTACACATAACAAGTCTTAACCTATATTTTTAAAATGCTTGTGCCAGTTATACTGTTGCGAAATTAACATAATCAACATCATAAACATGAAAACTTTAATTGTTCCCGGCATGTCTAAAAACATACTAACACTCCCAACAAGCCCATAACCTAAAACACCGCCTAAACTTCCGCTGAACTGTTCAATATACTTAAACATTTCAAAAGTCTTGTCTTCATATTTGTTAATAACATGCAGCTCATAACTAATTCTTAATAAAGGTCCATATAATGCATGGAATAATCCAAGCATAACTTCAATATACAAAAACAAATCTACATCATAGTAATAAATAAACAATGAAAAAAAGTATAGCATGTTCAAAATCATCATAACCTTATATAATGCTTTTAACTTAACACCTTTAAACATATGCACAAACATACCTGCACTCATATACAGCAATAAACTAAAAGATATATAGGCAGTACTCCAATGTATACCTTGCAACTTATGTACAATAGGTACACTCAAAGTCCATGATAATGTATTAAGCAAACTTATCCATGTCTGATCTTTAAGAAAATCATCCATACCTAGAAAATCATCATAAAGACAATCATTAATCATTATTTACTTCCTCCTATTTAATCTAAAGATTAAAATTTAGAATCATTTAACTTGCTTTCAAGCCTTCTAATATCATAAGCAATCTCATTTGATTCTCTTACTTTACCACTCTTCTGAAGCTCTTCACGCTTTTCAATAAGCTCTTTAATCTGTTTTTTGATTCTAACATTCGGTCTTGAAGGTAGTGTTATAAGCCATATTAAACTGTATGCAATAATAGCACAGCATGCGCCTACTATAACTGCAATAATAACTGACTTAATCATTTATCACTCCGGCATGATAAGCTAATACTTCATCGATATCCAATGTCTTCTTATCTCTCGTAACATTCAAATCAACAGTAACACATCTCTCAGCGTTATTTCTCAAAACCCAAGTTAGTTGTTTTCCGTTGCGAGTTGAAACAGGAGAAACCTTCTCATTCATCATGTTAATAAAAGCATTGATCTCTTGAAGAGTCTCTTTCTTCTCATAGGAATTCCATCCACCTTCTCTATAAAACTCACATATATTTGTTGTGTACATTACGTTTTGATCTAACATATTTGTTTTCCTTTTTGATTGATTGATTAAACCTCATGATATATTGTAATATGCACCTACAACTATGGTTTAATATCGTGCACTCAGTTTCTTCTTCTTTAAAGTCTATTTAATAGTTGCTGCATATTAATATAAATTTTAGCTATAAAGAGATTGATATCTTTTAGCTTCAATAAATCCTGGTGTCATATAAGCTAACTTACATCCAATAGTTCTAAAGGCTGCAACATGCCCATCATGCCAGTCTCTTAAAACTTCTTCTTTAATCTTCTCACCGATTACTTTGTTTACTGCTGTATATAACGGTCGAAGACTACCAAAGTCAGAATACTTCTTAGCAACTCTCGCGATATCAACGTCATACTGATATGACGACTCATAGTTTATCTTATCAGAACATGCCTCAACAAAATCTGCTGCAATATTCTCTATCAGCATTCGATTAAAAGAAAAAGTCTCGTAGATAGGTAGCCAAGGATTATCGCTTACATTAAGCTTAATAACTAAATCTTCCATAATATCTCTCTCTTAAATGATTGATTAAATGTACCTTATGGTATATTATAATATGAAATTAATCTTATTTACACTCTTGATTAATGTACAGCTTCACCATGACAGAAACTACTTCTAACAATTCGGCCGTCTGTTGTCTTAAATCTAAAAATACCACCTCTTATGTTGTGAGGACTCCAAAACGTATCAAAAGATACTGGGTATCTAACAATATGCCCTAATGGATGCTTACAAACTAATTCATACTTCTGATCTTCTTTTTCAGAACCAGTTTCGCTGCAAGCAATAGAAAACATAACTGATAACGATAACATATACTTCATAATAATTCTTTCCAAATCAATAACACTCAGACCAATGCTCTCCTGTTTCCTCACCCCAAAATTGTCGAGGAGCTAAGAGCTGACCACTTCCATTATAATCTACACCACACTTACTACAAGTATTGGTAAACTTACCTAATCCTAACCATTTACCACAACACTTAATTTGGGCTGATACCCTGTATGTAAATTTGTTTTCATAATAGCCTAAACTGTAAGGATTGTTTTCTTTCACAATCAGATAGTTTTGAAAACCTAAATCACCTGCTTTAGTCCACTTGCCCCATCCCATATCTTTAAATAACTGTTTACGGTGAGCAATATATGCCATTTCAAAAAACTCAATATCGGAAGAGTAATCAGCACCTTGAACTTCAAAATGACATACACCTTCAACATCATGACTCATGCAAGTTATTCTTTTGGTTCGGGTTACGTTATGAGAAGGTTTATATTTTGCGTTAGACATGTTTGTTTTCCTTTTATATTATTTATAAGTTTCTCTCATGATTCTCATGATAAGCGGATATTTAATTTGATATTCTCCAATCAAATCATGTTTCTTTAAGTCTTCAATAGAAATCGATAAAATCTTGCCCTTTGTTAAATGATAGTCTGAAACGATATCTTCTCCCTCTTCAATCATCTCTTTCATTAACTCATTCATAAAAGAAACATCCTTTTCAGGAGAACCATAATAAACTGGACCCTCATCTCCTTCTCCCTCGAAACATTTATAAAAGCCTCCATCAATCCCAATTGAATCCAAAACAAAGTTCATAATATCTAATCTGCTTTTCATGCTGATCTCCTAAATTAAATGAATGATTAAACGTACCTTATGATATATTATACACCAAATATAATCTTATTTACACACACTCAGACCAATGCTCTCCAGTCTCCTCACCCCATATCTTCAAACATCTCCTTACGCGCAGCAATATAAGATTCATGAAAAACCTCAACACTTTCAGAATAATCTCCTCCATGCACCTCAAAATCACAGATGCCTTCCATACTATGACTCATATAAGATGTTCGCTGATAACGTGTTTTAGTTTGCGCTGGTACAAAATTTATGCTGCTCATTATACTACCTTTTTATTTGTTTGTTTCTTAGTGTTGAGTTGAGGATTATACACATTAATATATTCTATTTCTCTTTGATGAGTTTGTTTCTTACCACGTACAACTTCTATTACTTCATATCTAAAGTTCTCATAACCATATCTTCTCATTTCCTGATATAACAACCACTGCTTATCAGATGTTTTACAACGGGATATATGCTGCTTAAAACGTAACTTTACACTACCAATAACTTTTTGATCTCTTTGAACAGTAATACCAATGTATTTGTTACCTGTTGCAGTATTTGTGAGCCTGTAGATTATATGATTCCTATCAGATCGTTTTTTCCGTTGCATCATATATCCTCCTTATAATATATTATAATACAATAATATTCTTATTTACACATAAAATATTAAAACAGCAACATTAACAAAACAAAAAACTAATCACTTACCCACCAATTCCTCAATACAAAACCTCGTCTCAACTTCACTACCATTCAACACATACCTCTCCACTGTTTCACGATCCCAACCCACACTACGCCACATCATACTCACTCCTCCCTTTTCCCAATTACACTGCACACCATCTAACCAATTACTTAACCTAAAATCCCAACCCGATCCTAACTTAGCACTTATCTTTACAACTACTTTTAAATCTTCTTCTCTTAATCCCTTTATCATGCGAATCTCCTCAATGAATATGCTAAACCTAATCCTAATGCAACACCACATAAGGCACTGCTCGTAGCAATAAATAATCCCATTAACATACTTACTTCGTTCATTCTCATGCCAAACAAGAAATCCCATAAACCTAAAAACCCTAACATTGCAAAAGTTCCTAAATAAGATCCAATCATTACTTCAACTACATCTATCTTATCCATCACTAAACTCTCTTTCTTAAAATGACAATCATTATCAATTACTACACCACACGAAACAACGATGCATGATTAAAAAATACTTGGGTTTCCATCCATAATCCAATCACATACAATCTCTTCTGACATATCATACCCTTCTTCATTAAAGAAATTATGCGCAATCTTAAGCCCTTGCTCAAATGTAATCGGCGCTCGAGCTTGTTCGCTGCCATTATATACTGAAAGCATTCCTTTCAAACAACCATTATGAAGAACAAAATCAAGTCCTGGAACATCATACCGATCATAATTGTCGTAGCAAAAGTAACGTACCTCATTAACTCTACCATTATCAATAGCATCTTCACCTGCATAAACAGCACCTTCAGGCTGCTTCGATACTACAAAATTCGTCCTCACTGCCTCCATAAGCTCATTCCATTGTTTAAGATCAATCTTACTGTCAATTTCGTGAAGCAAGCTATTATTTATTTTAAAAGACATATTGTAAATCCTTTGGTTACTGATTATTATTTATAATATAAAAAGATTAAACTTAATTACACACTTAAATCTACTTACAAAAACGTCGCAAATCCGAAGCCTTTATATCAAACTCATGCTGATTATGCACAACCGTAACATAACTCTCGCTAAACTTCGTTCCAGCTTTCCCCTTATAAATAACTGCCAACTTAGTCCCCGGCTGTATAACATATTGCTTATCACTCAACTTAGGATACCTACAATAAGGATTATCACTATGATTAGTAAGAAACATAGCACCAATACAATGCCCATAAATCTGCGCAACCTTCTTAATCTCTATCATATCACCAATCTTCGTCGTACGAATCGATGCCATCTCATATAACCTTTCTAAAAAAAATCCTTTTGTAAATCAACCGATGGTTTATTATAATAAAAAAGTAATCTTCTTTACACTCCAAAAAACATATCTCTTAACTCCTCCATACTCGGACCATTCACCTCAAACCAACTCCACCTCTTAAGATTCTCTTCTCCAAACCTCACACATATCTGATCGTCTATAGAATCATTAAGATCTAAATCCATCACTAAATACTCTTCTCTACCATCCTTATACTTAAGCTCCACATTACACTCCCTCACATACTTCCTATACTTATTCTTAACTTCTTTCATCTCATTCTTCCTTTATTATTATATCTTTCTTAATCGTTCACAACAAGTGGCCAAAAAGCCACCTGTTTTAATCTTTACACAAAACATGATTAACCTATCACGGCAAATACAAAACTAAAACAGAGATCAACGTCCGGTTTAATTAAGATTCACTACTACCACGGCTGCGACTATGCTGAGCGCTCGCACTGATTTTGATAATCATTATCATTAACACTTTTTTTCAATTCTGTCCCGGGGAAAGTAGTCAAGAAGCTGTGCTACGTGAGACAGAGCAGCTTGAGTATCAGTTGAGTTCATTACAGTTTCGAGGAGCTCATTCCATTGAGTTAAACTTATTTGATTATTCATTATGTAAATCCTTTGGGAGGTTGATATAATATATTATAATAGGTGAGAGAGCAGAGTTACACTTATTAGATAGTGATAAGACGTCCACGGTTTTCTTTTGCGTGGAGTATAGTTTCT